ATTTTGATACCAGTTGTCTTAGCTGCTGGCTGAGAACGACGATAAACGTTACCAACAGCCATGTTGACTGTTCCGGCATCGCTGTGGTCAGGGCCAGATCCGGGATTCTCAGAAGCTTTAACTTCTTTGCCGGTCATTGTGTGTGGCTTTGCATAGACCTTGGCATCGCCAACTTCTTTACCCATCATTTTTTTGCTGTATGTAGCCATGATTAGCCTCGCTTCTGATTGGCAATCTTTGCCAAGTTACGACCCATTGATTTCATATCGGCGTTGGTTTTACCCTTACCCTTACCTTTTCCGCCCATCATTTCTTTTTGGGAAGGGCCACTGGTAGGGAAAACTTGAACATCAGTCTTACCCTTTTTAGCAATGCCGTCGGCTGATCTTGTGTATGCCATGTTTAAACTCCTTAAGATACCGTTACTGTACCAACAAATGTCGTTGCCACCAAGTAGTTTGGTGTTAATTCCGCATCAAAAAACCTAGACCCGCCAACCGGATTCCAGCCCCACTGAATGTCTCGCGAACCACCAGTCAAACTACCAATACTGTTTACGCCTGCCGTAACGTATGTTGTGTCCTTGCGTGGATTACGTAAAGCCTGCGGATCATCAACAGGAAATGTACCAAGCATTAATTGCGGCTGATCAGGATCCCAGCACTCCGGACAGACCAACAGTTGATACTTACGCTGCTTAATAATTTCTGTCTTAAGCTTTTTAAGTTTAAACTGCTGCCCACAGCGATCACACATGGCAATCGCTATTTTGCCGGATGCAAACCTATTCCCCATTACGTACCACCAATAAACATCTGACGAGGCACAAACCTTACAGCAGCTTTTTCACGGTCTTCACCGGCTGCAATTTCAAAGGTCTCATCGTAAATCTGTTTGAGCATCTGAATGCGAGGCATTAAGTCTGGTGTCTTAATTGCAATGTGATACGCCAGACCTGCCACCAAACATGGCAGGAAGCGGAAGTTCATATCTGAGGTCTCCATACCAGCACCCGCATCCTGCACTCGCCTTAAGCGCCAGTACACGAATTGGTAAGGAGTGCTGTTATCAGGTGTAGGCCACACAGTAACCGCAGGAAGCTGCGGGACAAAGACTGCTGTGCCATCTGCCTGAGCGGCGGCTGTAGTGTTGTTCTGACCACGGTACACACCACCGAGGGTATTCCCTGATATGTATGTGTAATATATATCTTCTGTGTTTAAACGTATAAAGCCTGCTCCGGCTAACCCAACCACCGAGTTAAGCGTGATCGTTGTTGCCGTGGAGGTAATGGCTCCGTCCAAGACCGCAGTCGTTGGATTAGTTTGTCCAGAAAGACGCTGAATCCAAACTTGGATTGGTCTTGCTTGTTGTAGTTTGTTCGGAATGGTCGCATAAGTAGACACACTAATACGTGTAATGGTTAAGTCAGCCTGCGTAGAAGAGGTGTTCTGCCCTGTGCGGATGACATGCTCAAGCAAGTCAATGGTATCTGTAGGTAAAGCATACGTGGCAAGTCCCGGAGTAAGGTTGATTACACCCTGCTCCATAGTCCACATGTTAATCCCTTTGTTCTGCCACTCTATGGTCATTAGGTTCATAGACCTACGTGCTGTACGTAAGTCATAACCTGAACGCATTTCCCGCCCAGCCCTCTCCCACGCTTCCTCGGCAATCTCCGTGAAGTCCATATTGAAGAGCGTTGAGCCGGTAGTGGTCATCTAAATCCTGCCGTTTTCTTTGCTATCGTTTTTGGTTGGGCTACAAACTGTTTGCCCGCCGCCTTGCCTGCGCGTTTGGCTTTGGTTGTAGCTGCGTACTCAGATGATGATAAAGACTTGATAGCCGCTTCGGGCAAATACCGCTCCCCCGTCTTGCTAGACGGTTTGCCAGACTTAGTGCGCCATTTCTGGTCGCCCCAATCTTTAAGCGATTTCTGAGGGGCTTTCAATCTCTATATCCTCCACCAGCTTCCTTGTATTTTTTAGCTACAAGTTGAGCTTTACGAGCAGACCATTCACCAGCGCCTGTACCATGAGTTGCCGCAGCTTTTACCTGAGACACAATTCTCTTACGCAAATCTGGCTTGGTGTAGTTACCAGCAGCATTGACTTTACCGCCTTCAGCGTACTGCGTGAAGTCAGTGTCATCACGGCGAGCTTTACGCTTGCCTTTGGACATTTTGCTAGGGAGCATTGCCCCCATTCCACGGCTTGCCATCATTTTGGATTACCTTTGGTTTTTTTGGCTAGAAACAATTTATCAACCATTTCTATCCGCTGAGGTTTAGTTGTAACCTTGTTAATAATACCCAACCGTTTAGGCTTACTCGCGCCGTAAAACCCAGCCTTTTTTAAAGACTTAACTACTTTAGCAGCAGGTTTTACGGTTGCCATGTCAGCACTTTCCGCCGTAATTCATCTTAACCATTGTGCCTTTGGTCTTGCCTTTAGTGGCACAACCATCTGCACGGCTAGAAGCTGAATTAACAGAGCCACCGCTCTTCATGCCTTTAACACGATTTTTTAATAGTGCTTCTTCTTCAGGACGACGACCACTTCTAATATTTTTGGGGTCAATAAGTCCTTCGTCGTCAAAACGAGGGCCACTTCTAATATTAGATGGATCAATAAGTTTAGGAGTAGGAGTTTTTTCTTTACGGCGTGTCAAACCTTGTTTGGCATTTAAATAGTCACGCAAGTTGTCATAGCCTGATTTGGCTAATTCTTCCTTGGTAACAACTGCTGGCTTAGGTGCTTTTACAGTTCTACTGGAACCGGGGCCACCAAAACCTTTATTCCCAGACTCAATAATTTTGCCTGCATCTCTTGCGCCTTCAGCTTCAGCCCGCATACGTTCTTTGGCACTGTTGATACGCATTTCAGCTTGACCTACGTCATACGCCTCTTTCATACCCTCATTGCTATCGCCAACGGCCTCACCAATATTTTCATTATCAGGTAAGCTAACTTTCATAATATTCCCCTTAGCAGGCTCTGCCGCCCTTGGTCATCTTAATCATTGTGCCTTTGGTTTTACCCTTAGACGCGACACCATCTCGAGTAGCGGAAGTTTTGACTGAACCCATCTTAGATGGGGCCATACCGCCAGCCTTCAGACCTTTGTGAGCCTTAGAAGCTGGCATCCCTGCATGTTTAGCCAAAGCTGCTGGCATTTTGCTTTTAGCCATGCCGCCTTTAGCCATCTTGCCTTTGCCGTCAGCAGCAAAGTCAGGAACCATTTTGCCGCCCTTGTTGACCATAGTCATACCACCGTCTGCGTATCCACCCATATTCATCTTTTTCATGTCGCCACCTTTAGAAAATTTACGGCCTTTATCAGCCTCTGAAAAATCCTTTCCCACGGACTGTGGGACTCCTGCTTTCTTGGCGAACGATGGGTTATGAGCCACCGCTTCCATGAAATTGTGCTGCTTTTTACTTGTGCTTGGCATCATTTCCCCGCTGAAAGAAGCTGGTCAATTTTTGCTTCAAGTTTGTTAAAGCGTTGGTCAATGTGGTTAGTAATTTTGTCAATTTCTGCTTGAGTAACGTTATCACGGGCAACCTCCTCACGGGTTTTGTTCAACAGGATCGTGACACGAGCCAGCTCCCTGAACTTTTCATTCATCATATAACCTAACAATCCAATCACTAAGGACAGGACGGCAGACCAAGCGGTGTTTAGATCTAGCACATCCGACCTTTAGTTTTGCCGCGCTGGGCTATACCATCTGCGCGTTTAGAAGCAGGCACCTTTCCTCCGCGTGAATAATCATCACTCATCTTTGGAGTTCTATTGCTACTACTTTGGCGTGGAGAACCAAAATTTAATTGACCTGTTATTTCCGGCTCTCGTTCTCTTTCTTTGTAATCTTTTGCAGAACGTGAACCAGTAATCCGATCAAAAGTATATTTCTCTTTAGGTTTAGCGCCGCCAACACCGCCGCTTGTCGGTGAGGAAGAACCGCCGCCGCCACCGCCACCACGATTTGGATCGTATTCGTTAATACTGCGTTTCATAACACTTCCTTAACAGTTCCAAGCTCTAAGAGCTTTGTTGATCCGTGAGTCTGGGTCGTTGGCGGTTTTGGCAGAAGTTAGTTTTTTCTTCATGCCACTCATCCTTGCACAAAAGGAGTCGCGCCGTGAGCCGCCTTCCGGCTGGGGAGGTTTCAAGTTCATACCTTGCGCTTTCGCGGAGGCCCGACCCTTGGCGTTCAAGCCGCCCTTCTCGGACTTGCCTTCTTTCCTCTGCCATGCTGGTGATTTAGCCATAATAAATCTGCGCCGCGTCAATTGCGCTCATGTAGGCATAAATCCCATTGACCGCCAACACGCCTTCACCGGGAATAATGGGGGCGTTTTGGAACTCGTCTGATGAGTGCGTTTCGTAGGTCATCAGCCAACGATTTGCGCCACTGACATAAACGGCTGCTGGAGAACCTGTGATATTCCCAGTATTGATGTCTGTGATCGTAAACGCATCTGCGGTTGTTACAGTGATGGCGTAATTTCCATCAGTGGCAGCACCACCTGAGCCACTGTCAAAGTGAATACCAACAACAGTGCCGGTTGTTAACCCATGCGCAGTTTTTGCAATTGTTACGGTTGTGCTGTTACGACCATAAGTTACGCTTGAAGTTACTGGGGCTGTAGTCGTATCAAACAAAACCAAAGTTCCGCTACCGCCGTAAAAAGAAACGCCTTTTACACGGTTGCGCCCAAGCACAAAAAAACCGCTTTGGTTTAAATGTCCTTGTTTTACGTCATATTGCATCGTCATGTTGTTGCTCCGGTTCTGGTGCGTCTAACCTGTTTATAAGCATCTTGTACGCTTGGATTGTGGCTTGAGCCTGAATCAAAAAGGTTTGGGCCTTCTGCGCTTCAGTCTCAAGTTCACGAATCTCAGACTCCAAGAATTCCTTGGTGATCTGCATTAGGCTACTGCGCTAGCAACAACCAAAAAGTAATCAGCACCGGCAATACGAACTCTAAGACCGCCAGCCAAAGTGCTTGAGCTAGTAGCCGCAGTGAACAAGCCTGTACCTGTACTAACGTTCATCAAGCGAGTCATCTTGCCTGTGCCAGCACCCGAGTCAGTTACGCGGATAAAAGCACTTTCAGCACCAAGAGTTGTGCCAGAAGCAAAGTCAGTATCCAACTGCAAAGCAGCCAATGTACCGCCGGGGGCGGCAACAGCAGCACCAATGGTTGCACGGATTGCGTTAGCCGCACCAGAGATCGTGCCGCCTGTGTTAATTGAAGTAGAGATATGAGCACCGTTGATTGTGCCGCCTGTAGCGCCGTTAGCACCCGTTACTCGGGTCAAAGCACGAAATGTTTCGCCTGAACCTGTAGAGGTAAAAGTCAACCGGTTATACGACAAACGTGTATCGCCAGTGGTGGCAGATGTCGTAGCGTAAGATTCAGAAATATTGCCAGCAGTTGTTACTGCAATGGGGGAGGTTGCTGTGCCGCCGATAAAACCGTTTAACGATTTGACTGGGCCGGAGAATGTGGTCAATGCCATGATTTTTCCTTACATACAAGTTAAGTGCATTAGTCTGTATGTCGTCAGCCGGGACTGTCTAATGCACCGGAAAACCCCGGATGTGTATTTATACCACTACGTTTAAACCAATGCAACAAAAAAGGGAGCCGAAGCTCCCCTTTTTTTTGATGCCTATTAAGCGCCGGGTGAACCGAACACGCCCAAAGGATCTGACACGCCGAAGCTGTAACGCTCACGGGCTTTGTAACGAACGTTACCTGTGTCAAAGTCACCGTCCATGCCTGTAGACATGGGGGTACGCACGAAGTGCTTCAAGCCGTTAGGCACATCTGTACACAGGAACCAAGCATTGGTGTCTGTCAGATAGTGGTTAACGGTGTAGCCTTCAGGGATTGAGCCGTTGTTCTTCAATGCGTTGATGTCATTGTCGGCTGTAGAAACACGAAGTTCGGTTTCCAGCAAACGTGTGGCAACGAACATCAAAGCAGGAGGAACAATCAACTTCCTAGGCTTTGCAGCGATCAGCAAGCTACGCTCATCTGTCCAAGCAGCGATCTGAATAACAGCGTTTTCCAACGATGTTTCATTCAAGTCGGCAGGAGTAGATGGTGTGTTGCTGTTAACTCCACCAGAAACCAAGGGGTGCTGCGTCGAGAACAAAACCTGACCGTCACCATAGGTGGGGTTACCGGAACCAGTAAAACCGGTGTTCAAGATTGCAGCAGCTTTAACTTGCTTGGTGTAAGCCATACCACGGGCCAAAGCCTTGGTATAACGTGAAGACAGGCTGTCATACAAGTTATCTTCCACAGCTTCCTCTGTGATGGAAAAGCCCATCGCAATGGTTTCGTGAGTGTAACGTGCAGTCCATGCTTCCTGTGCATTGTCATAAGCGATGGCAGAACCCTCGTTTTTGACTGGTGCAGCAGCAAAGCCAGACAGCTTTGTCTCTTCTTCAAAGCTACGCTCAGATGTCTCTGTTTCGTAGATCTCTTTGTGCTCTTCGCCGTATTTAGCGTACTCAAGACCGAACAAAGCGTTCAAGCCGGGGAGTAATTCTTTGAGCAGTTGTGCGCGTGAAATAGCCATGATTTAGCTCCTTAGATGCCAACGGCGTTGCTGAAGGCGTGTGCGCCGGGATTGAACTTAACCAGAACATCTGGGAAAGCGTCAGTCACAGGAGATGCAAAGCCGATAATTTTAAACGCAGCAGCAGCGGTCTGAGTGGTTGACTCTAATGCGCTGGTCGAGTTACCTGTACGGGTAGAACCTGTAGAAGTGGACTGTACGGCAGCAAAGAAAGTGTTAGCACCAAGATCCGACTGGTCAGCAACGCCGTCCAGTTGCGCTTGGAAAGTTACGCTGTCATCCGTTACAACATACGCAGTTACCACGCCGGTTGTGCCGGAGGGGTAGTACTGACCGTAAATTTGCTGGCCTTGTGCGTTAATGTACGAACAGCCTACAAACACGCCGATAGCACCAAGATTATTACCACCAAGGTTATTGGTAGTCAAATCTGCGCCGGTAGCGGTAGACAAAGCAATATAACCGTCAGCGCCGATGATAACAACTTGTCCATAAAACAAGTTAGTACCTTCGCCAGCAGGATCGATTAAGAATTGACTCGTAGCGCCAGCATAGGGCATGCCGTCGATACGATTTATGGGTCGTAGCCCATAGGGTGCAGCAGTAGTTGCCATTTAAGACTCCTAAAAAATTAAGTACCTTTTCCGAAAGTGACCGTGGACTTACGTTCTTTGAACATAGGCATCCTCGGATCATTCTCGCGCATGTATGTATTGTCAACTGATTCCATTTGCGCATCCGCTTGTTGGCGATAATACGCATTACGTTGTTCAGTAAACTCTACAGGTGTTTTGCAAAGCAAGAGACCACCTACCTCGATACTGTCTGGAAACTTTGCCGCAGCAGAGCTAAACAAACGAATCTCGGGATGATCAGAGGCTCTAACGGGTTCCCAACCCTCGGCAAGCTTAGAAGAATAATTGGTTCCATCGTCTTTACCTTGTACAGCGATACGAATCCACCGATATTTGTAGCCTTCTTCCGCGATTGGATCGGGGAGAAGTTTAGGAGGCATCCATTGTTTTGGACGTTCCGCTACTTCGCGGGTAGATAGATCACGACTAGGACGTGCAGATTTTTCCATAATTATTTCCTCATTTCTTCAGCAACCTTACGGGCGTACAGTTCCAAAGGAACTCCCAACCGCTTGGCGAGATTCACTTGCGTCTGCGTTAGCACGATCTTTTTAGGCGCTGTGCTACGGGTAGCCGGTGAAACAACATTGGACTTGGTTCGCTGAGGTTTCGCATCAGCGGATTCTCCGGCTCCAACTTGGTCGGGGAATCTTTCACGGATGTCAGTGTCAATACGACGATAGTATTCATCACTGCCAACCCTAATACCATTCTCAACAAGTTCCTCATGTAGCCCTAAAGCATATGAAGTCATGCGTTTGTTGCTTCCAAACCACTGATTTTGGTCTTGCCACGCTAGTAGTTTTTCGTCAACGGGCGCTGCCTGTTGAGGTTGTGGTGCTATTTGTACAGGAGTTTCTTCCTCTTGTAAAGGGGCGGGTCTAAAATTATTTACTTTGTCTGCGCGGATTCTGGCAGTAGTGAGTGCTTCCTGAGCATCCAACAACTTATCAGCATCTCCAGACTCGTAAGCTTCTTTATAGAGCCGTTTAGCTTCTTCAATATCGGAGTTAATTACCTTCTTGGCTTGTTCCAAGAGAACAGTCTGCCCTTGATTGACGGAGCCTTTGAGCTTTTTGTTTTCTTCAAACATTGCCTGAGCAAGGCGAAGAGCCTCTTCTTTTTCACGCTCGGCAGACTCTTTGGCTCTGCGTTCTTCGTGATATCCCTTGGTGAAGTGTTTAAACCTATTCTTGACGCTCTCAGAGTAGGTTGCTAACTCTTCTTCTGTAGGATCTTGCGGAGCTTCCTTCATTGGAGTGCGGTAACGATCCTCTTCCGGGGTATCGTCTACGACTTCAATTTCAGGGGTGTCTCCTTCTGGAGTTACAACTTTCCCGCCCTTTCGGAGGTTATCTTCCTTTTCATCAGGAAACTCAAATTCTGTTTTTTCAATTTCAGCCATGATTTTTCCTTAGTTAGGTCGCTGGATGCCGCGAGGGTCTTGCACAACTGCCTGAATAGAATCGTCGTTAATTAATCTCCACTCCGTTCCGTGAATCTTCATGCGGGTTCCCGTGTTAGGACGTACTAACACAAAGTCTCCCACTTTGCAGGCTGGGCCTGAAGGGAAGCGGGCTGCGTCTTTAAACGCATCGGGGCCAATCTTGGCTACAAACAGCACGGGGGATAAAAGCTCCTCGTGAAGAATTGCAGTTGCAGATTTAAGGATCCCTGTTTCACTGTATTCATCTTCTGCTTTTGGAAGCATACAAAGAATGTGGTAAGTAGCCGGATCAGGCACTTGTTTGGCTTTCTCTTCAGGGGAGGTGTTAAGCACTCCACTGAGATCTACCGCACTGACATCAAATTCAGTCATCGTCATAGTCTTTCGTTTTACGCACAAGGTCAGCAAGTTCATACTGCGCGGTTTGCAGACCTCGGATTGTCCCGCACAGTTCTTTGTAGTGATCGTGGGATTTAGCACCACCACCACTGACAACATCGACTAACTGCTTGACATGTTCATCAAGCTTTTTGTTTAAACTCTCAAGCAGTTTGTCCATCATTCACCCCCGGTACGTTTTGCGTTTAAAAGCATCTGTAAAAGCTGTTGTTTAGCCTGCAAGTCCTGCGTTTGTTGGTTGTGTTCCAACTGCTGCTGATGTTGTTGTTCAGACATGCGCATTTCTGCCTGTTTTTTCATGGCATCAATTGCAATGTCTTGCTGGGCTTTTTGTGCGGCAGCAGCAGGGTCTTCGCCTTGTGCGCCTTGCATCTGCGCCATTTTGAGTTGAAGCTCTGCCTGCTTAATAGCCAAGTCGCCTTGAACTTTCTGCGCTTTGGTTTGAGCATCTTGTTGCTTGATTTGCAACTCGGCTTGCTGCATCTGCATGACGGGGTCTTGCATCTGCTGTTGGGCTTGCTGTTGGGCTGCTTGGTTCTTGTTGATGTCCAAGAGTTGTTTTGCCGCCTGTGCAACCAACTTAGACAACTGAACCTCAACATCCTCGGGCATCTCAATGTTTGGCATCGGTAGAGTAGCGCCAAGGCGTTGCTCAATCTTGGTTCTGTACTGGAAGGCAATGTGTTCAGCTACGTGGGCCATGATTGCAGCCTGCATCTGTTGAGCCATTGGGTTTTGACCCATCTGACCCATCACCATAGGATCCTGCATCATTGATGTATGTACAGCAATGTGAGCGTCGTGATCTTGGTAAATGAATGCTTTAGTTGGCTTTCCAGTCAAGAAAGCCATGTTCTCTGAGATTGGATCTCGTGGTGTTAGATCATCATCTACAGGTACAAGCTTATCCGCATTCTTAACGCCTAAGACTTCAATCATCTGGCGGTGCAGCAAAGGGAGGTTGTAGATCTGTGGAGCGCCTTGTGCCAACTGAATGACAGCCTGATACTGCATGATCCGTTGAGCCATCGTGGCTGAATTAGGATCTGATACGGGGATAACATCCACCATGTCATAGTCAGCCCGTTTAGCTTGGGGCGTACCAAACACAGGCGTGTAGTCGTAATCCTCCGGCATGTAGTCACGGATGATTTCTTTGAGCAGTTTAAACTCTTGCTTCATTGAATAATGAACACGAGCCTGCACCGCAGACATTGTCTTAAGCTGGCGCTCAAGTAATGCTAAAGTTGTACCTACGGGAGAGTTAGCTGACATATCGCTGATGTTCATATCTGCGATTGATCCGAGTCTCCTGCCTTCGTCTGTGATCTGGTTCAAGAGAGCCAAGAGAACCTGAGAAGGTTCTTTGTATGGCAGGGCCATGATGTTCTCTTTGACTGATCCGCTAGGAACGTCTACATCACGGAACTCACCCGGCTGGATGGGAGTGTCATCTCCTTTGATTCGTAGTCCCCGAGTCTTCAAACCTCCGGGCAGATTAGACAGAGTACCCGCGTCCACCAACTGACGAATAATAGATGTACCCGCACGGGCATAACCACCGATCAGGTGGATAAGACCTAGACCATAAGCTCCAAATCCGGGCACGTAGGTGTACTGGACAAAATGCTGGCGCTTAAGCTTGTGTTTGTCGTCTTCATCCCAGTTTCTGCGGATGGAGAGAATCTCAGTCGTACCTCGCTCTAGGGTAATGACGTAAGGAAGAGCAATGCCGTCTTCATCTTCATAACCGGGCAGGTCGTAGTCTACGTGGATCTCATAGATCTGGTAGCGGTCGTCGTCATTGAGGTTGTAGCCTTGGTCTTCGGCTTTCTTCTTCTCTACGTCAGTGTAAAACTGAAGAGGTTCTCCAAGTTCTTTGTCTAAGTAAAAACCGGAGACTTGAAGCTTGCGAATGTCATTTTTTGTCTTGCGCATGATGTGAGTCACACGCTCGGAAGTCATGGCACTAGAAGCACCGTAAGGAATAATTACATCCTCTGCGGGGATGAAAATAGAAGCTTGACGGCCCAAGGAAGGATCGTAGTAGACCTTTTTAAATGCTGCGCCAGCCAGACCTAGAGAGTACAGAAGGCGTTCATGCTCTGGACGATACTCAGGCATACCTTCCGTCAATCTGTAGTTCATGTCATCTTTGACACGCTCCGCAGCCTCTTCCTTAAGTTTATCAATTGCACCAATGATTTCCGTTTTGACAGGGCCTTGAGCCGGGAAAGTCTCAATAATCGTTTCACTTTGAAACCTGACCGCCGCTTCAGTAAGTACTGTAGAAAAAACTCCACAGGCTCCGAGCCAAGGTTCTGTTCGTTCTTCATACTTCATCCCCAAAACATCAAGACCTTTGACATACATCTCCACCCAATCTTTTCGGGAGTTAACGTCTGTATCAATCATTTCAATTAGATCACTGGAAATCTTTTGAAGTTCACTGTCATCCATGTACTCTGCGAGGTTGTCGTCAAAGTTTTCCTCTTCCTCGGTCTCTGGCATGAGGTCAATCTCTACGCCGTCAATACCAATCTTAAGACCCTCGGGGTTGACAATCTCAATCTCCATTGCCGGGCTGTCATCCATCTCCAAAGCGTTTAAACCTAATGGAGCGGGATTTAATGATTGTTCAATGCTCATATTGTTCCTTAGTAGTACTCTACTTTTCTACGACGGTAAAAAGGTTCATCTTCTTCATCAGAATCAATGGAGATGAAACCTCCCAAGCGAAATCGCATCAAAGCCTGACTGCTTGAGTCAACAAGGTCGTCGTGGTCTCCATTAGGGAAAGAAGCCAACTCATCCATCACTTCTTCAGCCCATCGGGTTTCAGGACACCACACCATGCTAGATTCAAACAAAGCAGAGATAGCGTTTACACGCGATATCTTATCGTTTCCTTTGCCCGGCGTATACTCCGCAACCGGAATTCCCATCTTTCTCATCTCGTAGATCAACGGAGCGCCTGCTGCCCGCTTCTCTACAATCAAAGTGTCGGGTTCATATTCCTTGTATATCTCTAAAGCCTTGCGCTTTAGATCAGGGAACTCCATACGCTCCTTGAATGCGTCCAGAAGGATGATGTTGGCCTTCAAATTCCCCTGTTTGTCGGGATGTTGGAAGACACCCCACGTTGTACAGGCTGAATAGTCTGCCCTATTATTCTTTTCAAACGCAGTATCCCAAGATTGAATGATGTATTCGCACTCAGGGGGTCGTTTTTCCTCCCAAATCATCCAATGTTCGCGCTTAATGATTGCGCCTTCCTCGGATGTGGGGTTCTGTTGGTACTGCGCTTCCCATTTAGAGACGGGAAGCTCGGCTTTCAAGGCTTCTAGAGCTGTTTTAGACCAGAATCCGGGCCATAAAGGGTTCCCGTTGGGCATAATTGCGGGAAAATCAATGACTTCCCACTGATCTACGCCATCTTTATCGGAGTTTTTGAGGATCTGACCGGTCAAATCTCGCTTAGACCACCGAGTCATCACAATAATGATGGCTCCACCCGGCTGTAATCGCTGACGAGGGCCGGAAGTGAACCACTCATAGACCCCGTCAAACACTGCGGGGTTAGCTTGCTTGGCTTCCTGCTCAGAATGCGGGTCATCAATGATTAAAAGATCGGCTCCTTTACCTGTGACAGCACCCCCAACGCCAATAGCGAAATAATCACCACCCACGTTAGTATTCCAGCGACCTGCGGCTTTTGAATCGCTCGATAGCTTAGTTTGAAATACCTTCTGATACTGTTCAGATGAAACAAGATTCCTAACCTTTCGTCCAAAACCTGTGGCAAGTTCTGCGGTGTGTGCAGTCTGAATGATCTTCTTCTGAGGAAACTTCCCCAGAAACCACGCAGGCAACAGGAAGGAAGCAAACTCAGACTTGGTATGCCGGGGAGGCATGTTAATGATTAATCTCTTAAGCTCCCCGTTAGCTACCCGCTCAAAAGCATCAGACATGATCTTGTGGTGGGATCCCGATATGAAGATGGGCCACATCTGCGTCACGAAGTACAAAAAGGATTCTTTGGATCTTTCAATTTTGTCCATCTCCAGCAAAGCCTGAATCTTTGCACGGTTCTCCGGCGAAGCCTTGGGAACCATTGCCATGTAGTTCTTAATCTCTGCGTGGGTCAGTAGACTCATAGACGTGCTACAGCCTTTACCGAGGTATCCACCAACTTAATAGCATGGAACTTATAAGGCTTGGTCACAATGTGTCCGTCGGTCTTTAACCGATGAACAATCCTGTGGATATTTGACTTAGATTTCAATCCAATCCCTTTAGCAATAACCTCGTAAGATGGAGATACACCGTGCAACCGAATGTATGCACGGATGAAGTCCAAGACTAGCTGTCTGCGTTTACTCATATGAGGGCACACTGCCCAGTGCGGCGACTAACTGCTCCAGTTTGGTTGTCAACCACAATGTGCCTTCATATAAGTTGGCAGCCGGTACTGAACTCCGGCATCCCCAGCCTCGCAAGACAAGGGTTAACTACTAGATCTCCAAGATGCCGTTAAGGGACTTGCCAACGCATAGCGCCGAACATCCGAGTGTCGTTCGTATGTGCGTATCAGCCTACGCATTCACCAACGTTTGTAGTTTAAACGCAAACACGAACGTTCGCAATACCTTTTCTGAAAATATATATACCCCCGGGGTAGGCGAATTGGAAAGACAAGGGGGGGGTGTTCTGTGGAATGTATTTGGGTG